TGTCAGCTAAAAACTGCACGTAATCTTCCATGGTGGTGACTTCCCGAACAGGGGCGTCAGGGCCAGCACCATAGGGGTAGCTCTTGGAGAGGTCTACCACTTGTTTTTGTTCCACCACAGACGTGCCAGGTTGCGCATCGGACGTCAAGGATTCTGAAGAGGAAGTTGCATGACTCACATCATCCTTTTCATCTGCTTTCTCCTCTTCTTCAGGTCGTGAAGGCCTGTAGTGGGGTCGGCAGAAATATGGTCCTTGAAATGTCGCTCGCTTGTCGACTAAAGACACGTTTGCGCAATCGGGCATGGCACAGCGTACATGAACAAAAGTCCACTTTGCCGTGCCAACCGTTTCCTCTCGTTCCCCTAAGTCAGATATGATCTGCGCTCGCCAAGCATGGCGAGGAGTCTGACCTTTGCGCTCCTTCGGTGTAAATTTATTATCCCGACAAACCACCTTAGTGGATTTCGCAGGAGTGTTCGAAGGGGGTTTGGAGTTATGCAGTGGTTGGAAAGAAGATGCGGAAGCACCTTGAGGTGTGGAAGGTGCAGGAACACCTTGGGGTGGAGGTTCTCGAGAGAGAGGAGGAATTGGTGGCTGGTACACAACCAGCTGTCTCGAATCAGCTGGTGGCATAAAGGCGTCCATGTCGTCAGCAGTGAACTGCGGACTAATGGACGAAGATGGATTGGAAGAACTTGAGTTGGAGAATTTTGCTGGAGAAAGGCCCGCAGCTCCTCTTTTAACCATGAATAGCCATTGCCCTCGAAAGGGACTTGTTTGCCTCGAAGAGGACTTTGGAAAAACAAATACTCATTTACGGAAGGAGTACGTCCACCGGGTTCTGGCGTTTTCGCGCACCGTGGTGAAACCCCACGGCTGATCATACAGACACAATAAATATATATAAAACATACATATAATACTACGATTCAGGTTAAATTGGAACCTGGCCCGCGCGCATGTTTTGGACATGGCGCAGGGCTTTCTTGAACTCTGGTGTGGGGTTGAGTCCAGGGTCACGTGTGCGATCCAAATTGAACCGAGCATACGCGGCTATGAGATCGCGAACACCAACAGGATCGGAATCGGGGGGTATGCGGGAATATCCGCCGACACCCCGACCAACAATCTCCATGTGCTGCCCCAAATTGACAGTGTATGTCGTTTGTGAGGTGCCCACGAAGATCAATGTGCACACAGGGATACCAACAGTGCTAACCGTGGAGGTGTAGTAATACCCTGAAGAACCACCGGGCTGCCGATCCGCGGCTTGAGACCACGGATAAAGCAGCTCGGTGAAGGAGTTGGAATCCTCCCCCGAATACGATAACTCAGCTTCATTCACCGGAAAAAGTGGAATGAAGGTTTCCTCACGAGACGCTTCGACGGTGTGTGTCTCAGGATACTCGGCAAGAAAAGCTGAAGTGTTGGGAGCGTCAACGCCAGAAAGACTGACGGAGCCACTAGAGTTGTGAGCGGGATGAACGTATGCGTAAACCTGGCCGGCTTTGTCAATCTCGCGACCGGTGTAGCGAAAAGTGAGTCCAGCGGCGACAATACGAGCAGAGTATTGAGCACGATCGTCAGCAGCGGCCCAACCTTGAGTAAGTTGAGCAGCGCTAAGAGGAGTGGCGAGTTGCCCAGTAGCCGAAGTGCCAGTCTGAGAATTGTTGGCAGTAAGCCAAATACCAGAGTCCCCAGCGAAGTTGCCGAGGGAATACACAACGGCCGGTTGGTTATTCGCCAAACCAGCAAAATAATGCAGAAAACCAACGCCCCCAGTACCGATGGTGACGGTGTATTGCGCCCTACAATACGAACGAACAGAGGACGCCAAATTCCCATCGGGAATGCAGGCGCCTTGCGCGTAAGAACTAAACGGGTCGCAACCAGCCGCCAACATCTTGTCAACACAGCGCGAAATGCTGTATTTAGTGATGGGGCGTTTCTTCTTCTGATTCTTGGTGCGTTTACTCTTCGCAGCGGTTCGCGAAGCGTTCTTGAATGAGTTGTAGGCTGGTGCGACAGGAGTCATGTTAACCAACATCTCAACCGCCCGGCGCATGGCGCGACCAGGTACGGATTTGCTTGCAGCGGTAAGGCGCTGCGCCATCTTCTGATTCTTGTTAGGAAGTCAAATGCACCCGAGCCCGGTTCGAAGCACAACAAAACCGAGGTCTTTCCTTGCCCTAAATAGGGTTTCAGCCATTAAGTAGGCTCAGAACAGTGAAGGGTAAGGGGTAGGAGCGGTAACTCACACAATGCTCCATATCTTTAGTTCACCGTCTAACGTTCGCGTGAAACCGTGGGAATGTGCAACCCAGGGACTATAACACGCGCAACGTTTTCACTCAAATTTGACTTAGGCGCCAAACCTTACTCATCCGCAGTCCTCACGATGTGTGATTCCCCGCGAAATGTTGTGCTAATTCGTCGTAGTGGGGACGTCTTCCCCTGTTTGATCTCTGCCCTGACTCCGGGCACTACGCAAAGGCTCGATAAAAAGCCACCAGGTTACCTAATTTCGCAACAAAAAGGAACACCAATCCTGAGAAGGATTCACGGACCGACCGTGGACGGAACCACCCGCACGAGCAACGCCTGCCAAGCTTGCCCACCATTTAACCCCTGGCCTGCGACACATTGGGTGTGTCATTAGCATACGCGAGGGGAAAACCACATCATAAACGCGACGGTCCCAATG